CCAATGTCGATGTGTCCTGGTCTCGGATAGCATCGGCGATTTTCCGTTTTACGACAATTTCGCCCTCATGGAGTTCGTAGATGCCGGTGTTTGGCACATACATGGTGCCCGATGCATACGAGCCCGAAACGCCGGCGGAAGAGGACCCGGAGCTGGTATACACACTCCGGTGCACCGTGGTGATGGTCACGGTCTTGTCTTTCAGGGCCGCCAGTTCCGACTGTATCCTGTTCACGACATCGGTCACATAATCGACACCGGTAATTGCAATATCTTTATCCATCCCGGCAATCAGGCTGTCTACTTCAGCGATGGCCGCTTGCAAAAAATTGATGTCGTCCACCGCATCCACGGCGCTCGCTTGCAGTTGGGACAGCCATTCCTGATCCGTCTCGATCTGTCGCTGTTTCGCTTCCTCCAGTTCCGAAATGGCCGATTTTTGCGCTTCAGTCGCTTGCTCTATGGCAGATATTGCCGAGCTGACCACCTGTGATCCGGACACGCCCGATACCCCATCGATGCCCTGGGCGTATTCGGTGGCAAACTGGGCCATGGCCGTCTTATATTTTTCAATGGCGGCGATCTGGTCCTGTCCGGATAACGACATGGCCGCCGCCATTTGTTCATCCAGGGCCTGCTGTTTGCTCTGGAAGCGTTCCGCCGCCGTCATATTGATCTCGTTTAGCCCCCGGATCAAGTCATCGGCTGATTGCTGCACAGACAGTTTCTGTTTATACAGCGCGGTCAACTCTTTTATATGAGCGGCTTCGGAGGCTGCCTGGGCCTTTATTTTCGCCTGTAAATCAGTATAAAACGACTGGTATTCGGTCAGGCGTTCGGACAGCGTTTTGCGTTCGGCAGCCAGTAAATTTTTACTATATGCCTGGACCATCTCGACATATGTGGCATAATTTTCAGCCGCCTGCGCCGAAGCCTGTGCGGCTTGCGCGACGTTGGCCGTTTCCATGGCCTCTATTTCATCCGCCCATTTTTGTGTCGCGGCCAGCTGGTCATCCTGGACCTGGATCTCCTTTTCCCGGGCGGCAATTTTTTCGTTTTGGGCGGCGGTCCATCTTTTGATGGCCTCAATTTCGGCCTCGATGCCCCATGTGCCATCGGCGGCCTTACTGATGGTACTGCCAATGCTGTAACCGACCATCAGGGCGATGGCGGCAAGATTGGCTTTCATGGCCGTATTCAGGGCCAGGGTGCCGGCCCGCAGCGCGACCACCGATTTTAAAATATTTTTGAAAAACGTGATCAGGGCCGTGGAGGCCGCAATTGTTTTTGTGATGGCCCAAAATTTGCCATATGTGATAACGGCGGTACCGATTGCGCTTGCGGTGCTTTTTATGACGGCCTGATGCGCCTGAAACCATGTGATGCCGTTTGATATGGAGGCCGCTATCCCCTGCACATATGCCGTCACATTTTGGCCGATCAGTGTTTCATTGGCCTGTATCCACTCGCTTATTGAGGCTTTTATTTTTGTGGCACTCGGGAGTAGGGAGCCGCCGATCGTCGATGATAAATTTTCGATATCAGAGGTCAACTGTTTGCTGAGATTGGCATACTGTTTTGATGTCCTGGCCCAGTCCCCGTTGGCGGCCGTCGACCCTTCGATAATCAGCTGGTGGGCGGCCATAGCCTTATCGGATGCGGTCAGCTCGGTTTTGGTAGCCGCCAGTCCCATCTGCATGGCTTTTTGCTGCACCACTGTGGCGTTTAACACAACGCCATACTTTTTCATGGTTTCGTAGTTGCCGACCAGGGCGGACTGGTAATCGTCGATAACGGTGGACGTTAACTTGTTGTTAAACGACCCCAGATCCACCGCCATTTTAACCACATCGGAAGACATTTTCCCGGCGGCATCCGCAGCCATACCCATGGGCACCAGCAGGTCCTGGATCGAAGAGAGATACTCCTTTGATTCTCGGCGGGACGTGCCATAACTGTCCTGCAGCTCCTTAGCCCATTTGCTTGCGGCTTCGGCCTGGCCGTTAAAAACAGTATCAAATTTGCTGTTGACCTCATCCAAATCAGAGGCGGTGGCAATGGATTCGGCCCCGATGCGCTTTATCGCATACGCAATGGCGCCGGCGGACAAAACCCCGGCCAGTTTTGTGAACAGGGTGGACGACTTATGCACCGTACCATTGGTTTGTTTGATGTCCTTGTCCAGAGCATCAAACGCCCGCCCGGTAGCCTTTATTTTCGGGACAGACTTTGTGGACACAGCGGACACATCTTTGGCGATCTGCGAGAGCACTTTTGATGCTTTGTTTTGTGCAGATATGATCAATTCAAGTTTGTTTGATGTGGTCATTTGCCTGTATCCTTATCCGATGTCATCCGATCAGCACATTTCTTTGTACACATTGCGCATGCCGGACCCCGGCATGGTTTTGGTTTACCGCCGAACTCGCTTTTGCCGATCATGCCCAGTTCGTAGAGCTCCAGGGTCCGGATCCCCCCAAACAATTGCATATCCCATTCGATGGCCAGCGCCCGGGATGCCGCCTCCACCGCGGTATAATCCAGGCCGATCAATCCGCCGAAATGCGTCCGCCACTGTGTTTGGCACATGGAAAACAACTCCATGGCCTCATGACATGCGTAGGTCAATTTCGGCGGGGCATGGGGGCATGTCAGGCAGTCTTTTTGTTGCACCTGCTCCCGGCACTTTTGACAGCGTTCCGGCCCGCCGTCTTTCCGCCATTGCCAGGCGCTGATCAGTTTTTTGCGTCGTCTCCACGGCCATAGGTCAGGCCGATAATACCCGAGAATATAGACAGCGTCTGATTATAGGGCTGTTTATCCAACTCCCCGATTTCATCTTCCGTCATGGCCATTTCAACGACAGTATCGACTATTTCATCGAGTTTCATCGGATCGATGTTGTTCAGCATAATGCCGTTTTTTCGCAGCTCGCGGATCTGGCCGCCGGTGAGCGGCCGGGCTTTGATTTTTATATCGCTTTTTTTCATTTAAAATCTCCAATCATCGGGCAGGCACAGGGGCCTGCCCCTACAGCGTTTAAAAATATCAGGTAAACACGAATTCGACTTCATCATCGCCCGAATCTCTGTTCAGCTGGCAGTCAATCCCGAGACTGCGGATGGCGTCTTTCGCCGTATCATCGACTTTGGTGTACTGGACCTTGGGGGCACCGACCGTGCAGATATTGCCGGCGCTCGCGCCCAGCTGAAACGACAATGCCCCTTCGGTGCCGGCGCGCAGCTTGGTATAAAAATCATAGGTGGCTGCCAGCACTTTTTCCGGGTCGAATGTCATGGCCATCGGCCGGGCCGTAATCACGGCGCTTTTGTTGCCCGAGGAGGTATTGGCATCCGAGCGCAGGGCAACGGCATTGCCGCAGTCGACACTCAATGTCGAGATCAGGGCCGCGTAGCTGTCGATGGTCAGGCTGGCACTCACAAATGCCGGTGGGACCGTGGTATGAAAACTGACGCCGGTGAGCAGGTTGCCGTCGGCAACGGAAAAGTCCGCCCCGGTAAATTCAAACTCCCACCATGCCGGTTCCCCCACCGGGCAGTTGAGCTTCCAGGTCCCCCGTGCTCCCCATATCTGGCTGATCATGCCGTCCTGGTACAGGGCCAGGGTCATGGCCGGGATGGTGTCCGTGGCCGGCGTGTACGTCACACTGACACCGGCGGCAATGGTTTCCTGCATCCCGCAGGCCCGTAAAAACTTCCCGGCCTCGGGCGGCGTCCCCGGCGTGCCGCTGCCCTTGCACTCCAGCTTAAACCCGATGGCCCCCGATCTTTTTCCGGGTACCGCGGAAAACTGGCTCAGGCTACTGCTTTTGAGCGGGCGCGGGTTCATGGCCACATCCGGGGTAAATTTCCCCTCGGCATGCAGCACGGCATCGGCGGCGGAAAGGGCAATGGCCGTGCCTTCGTCGGCTTCTATTTTGGCCGCCAGTTGTTCGATTGCTTCTAACATGAGTTGCTCCTTTTTTTAGGTTGATTAGGTAGAAGGTTGAAGGGGTTTTAATAGGCTTTTCTTCAGGTTTCGGCCTTCTACCTTCTACCTTTTATCTTTCCATCTTACCCGGCAGGATAAAGATGCGCCTGATCGGTGGTATACTCGGCACCGTAAATGGATATCCCGTTGCCGTGGTATACCGACACCGTGCGGGCCATCTCAAACGGCGTTATTTCCATGGACAGCTGACTGCCATATGCCAGGTCCCGGATGCCGTCCAACATGGCGTATGTCCCCGGGTTTCGGGTGCCGCCCCGTCTGGCCTCGGCTTCATCGCGTACACCGGCATCGCATACCATAAACCACCAGCTCATCCGCTCTATTTTACGGCGGCCGTGATGGGTATAACCGCTGCCGCCGTATATGACATATATCGCCGGCAGCCGCGCCGTGATCCGGGCAAGGTCGTTTTTGTCCAGCTCACCCTGGTAGGTCTTGAGGTCCTTTACATTCAGGGATGTTTTAAGGCCGCTCACGGCCGATATTAAGGCGTCTTCAATCTGTTCAATGGTATATGCCATGTCTCTCCTGTAGGGGCAGGCCCCTGTGCCTGCCCGCTATCAATAATTATCAAGCGTGCCGGTCGATCCGTCCGATCTTCGGCCGATACTGAAGGCCCGATCGGGTTTCGACGTTGTCACGGATATGCCGCCGGTGCTTGTTTTTGCCGGTTCCGGGACGTCTATCCGCATCCTGCCGTCGGCTATTTTTTCCAGCATCCGACGGGCTCGGCTGCATTTATCCTTCCGTGTTTCAGGGATCTCCAGATGTGCCCGCCGGGCATAGAGGTTACATATGGCCAGATCAACGCTAAACTTCCGGATCAGATCCGGCGTAGCGGAAAACGGCAATGAATAGCGCAGGGCCAGGTGTGCATCGATTTCTTCATCCGCATCGGCAATGGCGCGATCCATCACATCGGTGTCCACTGCATCGGCCCCGGCATCATCGGTTAACGCGACCAGGTCGGCTTCAGGCAATTGATGCTCAATGTCGGTCAGCACGCAATAAGCCATGGGTTATTCTCCTTCGGGCGGCGTGGCTGTATTTTCTTTGATCAGGGCCATCAGATCGGCTTTTCTGACACCGGCAGGGACCTCTATCTTCAGCTCTTTGCAAAGGCTCTCCAGCTGGGGCACGGTCATGGCGGTCAGACGCTTGCCGGTTCGTGTGATAATACCATCATCCACCGCCTCGAACTGCTGACGCACACTGGTGGCAAGCAGTTCTTCCCCGAAATCGTCCGGGTACTCCTTGCTCTCGCCTTTGACGTGGGGGCCGAAGGGCGCCACATTCACGCTCGGGCTGGGGCCAAGATATTTTATTTTCATGATTTCTCCTTTTGGGCTTGATTGGGTTTAAGGTCGAAGGGTAAAGGGGCGCACCCTTCAACCTTCGGCCTTCAACCTGTTTTATGAGGCGTAGGTATCGGCAAACAAATAACCGGCGTTGAGATCCACCAGGGCGATGTCGGTTTCCTCTGCCACCTCATAAACATCCTGATGTTCGGCTCCCTCCCGCCACATGGATGTTCTACGAGGGCCGCCGGTTTCATAGGCGATACGGACCTGCATGCCGGCGCATTGGATTTTCAACCCCGTCCGAGGCGGTGCGTAATACAAAAAGCCCATGCCCTTAGCGGCGGTTACCGTCCAGATATCCACGGCGGTAAAATCGGTTCCGGCGGCGGTTTCCTCTGCACTTGAATAAATGGCGGATCCCACCAGCACTTCATCCAGGTCCAGCATGGCCGCCAGCAGTTCTTTGGTTAAAACACCCCGCTGGGTGTATTTGATTTTGTCCAGGATAGCCGCACACTCTTTCAGGGAAAGGTATGTGGCGTAATCGATGACCAGCTTGTTCGGTGGCCGGCCAATGGCGCTCTTAATGGCTTTTTTACCGGTGGTCATATCCGCCAGGAACGTATTGGTATCCCCGGGCGGGGCCCACAGGCCCTCCGCATCAGCGCCCCCGGAGTTGCCGTCCACCCATGTGGTGTCGGTTACTAAACCGGCCACCCGACGCTCTTTTTTGAGATCGACCTTATCCGTGGCAAATTCGATGGCGTCCTGATCCGGCTGCACCACGGGAGCGCCCTGGGCTTTTGCAAAACGGCGGTCTTCATCGGTCACCTCTTTGGCAAAGGCATATTCATCAGTGGCGATAGACACGGATGTCAACGGATACCCGCCGCGCCGGGCGCGTGTTCCCGGGGCACGGATGCCGGCTTCGTCCCGAAACCATGCGCCCCGCTGATATTTGGTTATTTTGGCTCTCGGATCCGCGCCGTCCAGGACAGGAAAGACCCTGTCGGCAATATAGTCGATATTGCGGTAGGCAATGGACACATTGGCCAGCGGTCCCGCAACGATTTGCTCTTTGATACTTGGCTGAGGCATGTTTTGTCTCCTTGTTTTTTGGTGATGTTATCGCATGGCCGCCATGCGCGGCCATCCTGTTCAGGTTGATTAGGTAAAAGGTTGAAGGCTGAAGGCAGGGCTAAACCTTCTACCTTTACCTCTTGATCAATCAGTGCACCACAGTGCCCATGCTGTAGATGGTCACCGCATCGGCGGCCGTCACAACGCACAAGAACCGCTTGGAGTTGTTCTGGCCGATGGTCATGGTACCCGACGGGGTCACCCCCGTGCCGGCTGTTACCGTGATGGCTTCGGCCGCGTCCGCCGTGTTGCGGATGGTAAACTCAAACGAGTTACCGACCCCTGCCTGGGGAAGACCCGCGATGATCAGGGCTGCCGTGGGGGTCACGTCCGCGCGTGCACCGCCGGCCGGGTCCCGCAGGATCAGACCGCCCAGGAGCTGGGCCGCCGTGTAGGTGGCCACGCCGGCGGCGTTAATGGTGGCCACGGAAGACTGGCTGATGAGGACGCCCAGGCCCTGGGGGAATGGCCCCACCAGGCGTACAGACGCCAGGTTATCTTCAGCGCTGGCCCCCTGCACCACCTCCCCGCGGGCCGCCTTCCAGTTGCCCCCGGCGGCCTGCCCCTTGCCCGCATCTGCGGCGGATACGTACTCCGGGGAGACAAAATCCCCCACGGAAACGGCCGCGTTGACCACCAGCTTGGAAATACCGTCGAGCCTTATAACGGCCGCCGCTCCGGATTCGGGCGCGTTCTGCAGGATGCCGTAGGATACCTCATCGGCGCTGTCCGGCCGCCGGGCCTTGCCCGCGGAGTTGAGCACTATAAAGCGATATTGATCGCTGGACAGGTCCTCCGCCGCTTCTGCGGAGACATCCAGTAGTCTGTTGTCAGTTGCCATGATTTATTCTCCTTTCAAAATTCATCATCCATCATTCATACTTCATCATTCATACTTCATCATTCATAATTCGAAATTCAAAGGTTATCCGGTGATATCGGCGGCGTATTCGGAGGCCAGCGCCGGATTTCCCTTTTGCACTTCGGCAAACGCTGCACCGTAGCTTAGCGCTTTGTCCTCCTGCCGTTTTTTAAGCACCAGCGCTTCCAGTTTTGCGCCGGCATCACCGCCGTCGACATTCTTATCCCGCGTGGCCACTTCTGCAAAGTTGACCAGCTTTGGGAAGGTGTCCAGAAACCCGCAGAACCAGTCCAGGCCGGTCTGTTTGTCAGATCCTTCCGCAAAACAGACGGGGGTATCGCAGTCCAGATTTTCCATAAACTGTGCCATGCCCATATCCTTCCAGGCCGGGGCAATGGTGCCGATGGCGATGCCGCCGGAGATGATACCGGCAACCCGGGTTTTTGCGTCCGCCTTTTTACGGGTGTGCTCAGCCTCGGTAAATTCGGCGGTGGCTTCCGCCTTAGCCTCTTTTTTGGCCTGTTCGGTGGCTTCGGCCACGGCCGCTGCCACGTCGGCTTCGGAAAAACTTGCACCGGCAATTTGTTTTCCGGGTGCGGTTTCGGTGAGATCCACATCCGGGTTATCCTGGATTTTTTTCCAAAACTTGAACGCTTCCATAAAATCAGAAAATTTCATTTGAGCTTCCTCCACTATTCCCGGTTGTTCGGGCGATATTGCCCTGTTTTTTTCTTCGACAAGGTCAGAGATACGCCATTCCGGGACAACGGCGTCCGCAGTATCCTTGCCGTGTTTTTCCAGGAGCCATTCCCGCAGGCCCCTAAAAACATCTGCAACCGCCCCCCAGGTCCAGGGGTTGATTTCCGCAAAATCAAACGTAACGGCGTCATCGGCATCGGAAAACGCCACATCCGCCAGGCCTTTCACAGCAGGGGGCATGGCCCCCAGCCAGCCCACGTGCCGCAGGCGGCCGTCCGGATAAAACGAGGCCGATCGCTTCTTAAACCGGCCGGTTTTAACCATCTCTTCAAACTCAGGGACCACGTCCTTAAACTTTGCAAACAGGTGTTTAACGCCCCCCGCGGCCTCTTTTTTCAATTCTGCCACCCACCCGTAGGCCGGCGCATCGTCTCCGGGATGCCCCAATACCGCCGGCGCCTCGTGATATGCCGGGTCAAAATTTTCGATTGCCTTGTCGATGATAGAGTCCCCGTCATGCTTATTCCCGGCGCTGTCCATCTGCTGGCCGCCCATGAAAATTTCCACCCAGTTGTCAAACCCGGAAAAAGAATTCCCCACTTTGGCCACACGAACTGTTTGCTTTTTAGTCATACAATCCCCCTCAAAAAATATTATCTCTTTATTTTGGCCGCCTGGGCTCTCCTGGTCGCTTGTTTTTTGTCAAATCAGCCCCATTATTTTTAATTTTTTATATCTCCCAGCAGATAATCGTTTAAGGCAGCATTGATTTCCACCTTGTCTTCATCCTGGAGCATCATGAACGGCCGGGCCGGGATGTTCCCCCATGGCAGTTTCACGGATCGTTGATGGGCCTTTACCGGGCTACCTTTCCGTTTGTGGGCCTTTACGGTAACGGGGAAGGTACCGAAGCTGCCTTTTTTGGCACCGAAATGATGCACCCGGGCATAAACCACATTGGTCCCGACGGCCACACTGTTATTTGATACGGCCACGGTGAATGAGTTGCGCAGCCGGGCTGTATCGGATAGCGTCTGTCCGCCTTCGTCCCTGGCTCGTTTGGATGCCGGCCACTTTTTCGGGCGCCCCTGGGCGGAAAAATTGTGTTTCACGGAAGATTTTACAATTTCCCCGATATCGTGCAGGGCCGGGGTCATATCCCCCAGGTGCAGCCGTATACGGGACAGCGTGGCCATAATGGTCGTATCATCAATTTTAATAGATATTCCGCTCATATTTGACTTCCCCGGTATTTGCCGGTATAAATAATTTCAGGGAATCCGTGGCTTAGGGGGCCACCCGATCTGAACTGTCACGGGTTGCCGGTTTGTGAGCCGGACCGGCCCTTGCCCTTTCTGCCATAAAGCAATATCCCCTGCCTCTGTTTCTCCAGGTATTTTAAATTTTGACCGCCTTTTTTTGTCGTCGGGATAAATGAGGTAACGCCTGAAAACACACCCCCGTTAACCTCATATACGGCGAACCCGCCGATTTTGTTTTTATCTGCGGTTTTCCATAATGTGATATAACGCCTGGACAGCCTGATTTTACCCGCGTCGCTGATCTGTGGCGCCAGCCATATTTCGTACGGGGCCGTCAGCACCGTCTCCATTACCGGGATGGACTGGCCATGGCCCGGTTTATTAAACTTCCATTGCTCTTTGGCCCCCGGTGTTTTGTCGATAAGAAACGAGCGCAACGATAAGATCACCGGCTCGCGGGCCGCATCGGTCACCACTTTTTCTTCACCATACCGCGATATAAATGCGTCACGGTATTCGGTGTCTGTAAGGCCGCCGGGCAGCAGCATGGATTCGTCCATAGCCGGTATCTCTTTGGGGCCCACATTTTTTATATCTTGCCGGTGAAAATCAGACGGCCCTTTGAGATTATCCAGGTCCTGCCATTTGCCCGGTTTTATTTCCGCGTCAACAATGCCGCCATAGGCCGTTTTCCCGGGGTGATACGAAAAGCCCGGGTCCGGCATTAATGGCCTGGCAGGCATGGTTATTCCGTCGGGTGTTTTGGGTTCGATCAACCCGCCGGTGGGGTCTTTTGTCTCGATGGTCAGGCCATCTCGATCTATTTCGCGCTGGCTGAGCGTTGTCACGCCGCACCGGCACCGGAACCCGTTGGGCGGGTACCAGACATCCCAAAACGCATGCTCCGCTTCAAAGATCTTGCCGTCCAATGCACGATGCAGCGGACGGGTCCGGGTGTCGTTGACCGCGCTGTATTGCCAGTATGGCCGGGTCTTTTTCACGGCCTGCATTTCTTTATACTGACCGACGTTATAGGCGGTCTGGATATTGGTGCGGAAAATATTATCCACCCGCCAGGCTGAAACACCGGTCCATCCCCGGCGATCAAAAATTTCTTTGCATGATTTCTGAAAGTCGGCAAAGGGGATCCCGTCATTGACGGCCCGCTTGATGGATTCGAATACCGTGGACAGCTCATCCCCTTTTGCAATCCCGGACACGCTGAATGCTTTTAATTTGGCCGGATCTGACAGCCGCTTGAACTGGCTGGGAGACATCATAACCTTATCGTTCCAGAATTCCTGGGCCGCTTTCATGGGCAGTGGTTTAAGCTTAACCGTCATTTTCATCCTTTACGGTATATTTCCCGAACGCCTCGGCTGCCACCAGGCACCGGGCCATCATGTCGGACGCGGTCTCAACGTCCATGTCCGGATACAGTGCCAGCACACGCCCCATGGCATCGTCATAGTCACTGGCCGCCAATACGGCGGAGATGATCTTTCCCTCGTTTGCGGCAAACGGGTCCGAGGCGATGCCGGCAGTTGCCAGTGATTCAAGTTCATTTTGCGCCGGGGTGAACCGGCCCCGTTCGGCAAATTCTCCGCCGCTTTCAGAGCCCACCGGCTGGATCAGAACATCGCCCCCCGGTGCTGGATCGAGCCCCTGCCGTGCCCGGATTTCGTTGATTGTAATGGTGCCGTATTTCAGGTGGTACTCAAAAATCTTTGCCTCGTCGGCGCCGATCACCGGTTCACCCTCCTCGGCCAGCGGGATGTTGTAGGCCTCGCTGATGTATTTTTCCGGGATGCGCTTAGCCATGCCCATGTCCACGGCAATAATCTTATCCCGCTCCGCCAATGCTTTCAGGTCCTGTTCAGCATCCGTCCGCAGCCGAAGCGACGGGTATGCGGTCACATCTGCAAAATTATAATCCACCATCCATCGGATAAGGGTGTTGTTCAACACCTCCGACAACAGGTCGGCATCGGCTTTTTTCAGGTCCTGCCGCACCTCGTTGTGCACCTGGCCGGCGGCCAGGGATCCCCCCCCGCTCACCTGTGTCGTCAGGGTCTGGCCCAGCACCGCTTTGGACATCTGCTGATCCATATAGTCACACAGGGCCTCATAGGTGACGTTGCCGCCGCGGGTGGCCTCCAGCAGATCGATGACCATATCGTTCGGGATCGTGATACCGGTTTCGTTCTGGATGGCGTCGATGGCATCCAGCAGCTTTTCCTGATCCGCCGGATCCGTCCCCCGTGGATATTTCCCTACACCCGTTGGCATGCCGAACTTTTCAAGGAACACCAGCCAGTATTTAATCCCATGCTTTTTGAACCACACCGGCCACCAGAGCTTTTGGCCCAGGCCGGATCCATACGGATTGTCCGAGGATCCATAGGAAAATACGATGAATTTGCGTTCCGGTACCACTTCGCCCTCGATCATGTTTTCCGGGGTCAGCATCCGGAGGGACCGATCCAGATCAAACGAGAACCGGCGGGGGTGCTTACCCATTATTTGCGCCGGGCGCCAGCGCCCATTTTTTTGTTGCCACATAATTTCAGACACAAAATATCCATACAACACCGCGGCCATGAGTTCTTGAAGCGCCTGGGTAAAATTGATGCTATACAGTTCCTTATCAAGAAACCCCGCAATCTCCTTACCCCTGGCCGTATCTTCACCGGGATTGATCTCCCACTCACATCCGGCAATGGCCAAATAACGGGTCTGTAGAACCGATCCGGCATGAGGATCACGTGCAACCTCATCATATAATTTTAATCCCCGGCCGGCCGCTTCCGTTCGCAATACCGGGTCCGGGTTTTCCAGTCGTTTCAGCCACCCGCCGAAAACATCGATGTCTTTAACCGTTGTGGCGATTTCGTCAATGACGGGCTTTTTGATCGTTTCAGCCATTTAAAAACCTCTCTGTGCGGGTAGACGCCCGCTTACGGCCCGTGGATTTGTATTCTATCTCATAAGATGCGCCAAACGTCCGCGCCGCATACACCGCCAGGCATTTGGCAACGGCAGAATCCCCGTGGCGTTTGCCGCCATACTTGCTCACCGTGCGCGCATCCGTCGGCACCCGCGGAACCCCCTGTATTTTTCGGATGGCCCGGAAATCGTCCAGGATATCAGCGTCCCTGGGGATGGACGTGGTGTTGTCTTCAAAGCAGGCCTTCATGGGCGGCATGTTTTCAAGGTACCAGGCCGATGAGAACGCGATCTCATGGATGCGCTCCTCGCCATACCGCTGCATGGCGCGCTCTGCCAGAAAGGCCCCATTGCCGCCTTTGTCCAGGGCACCGCCGCACAACCGGGGCAACCGGTCCGCGACATAGAACAAGGCTTGTTCCTGTTGGGTAAACGGACAGTCCCGCAACTCCAGTAAAAAGGGCGTCCAGTAGGTCAGGCCCGGCATCTCCTGCAGGGGCCAGATATCCGTCAAATCGCAGGTGCGGCCAAAATCCTCGCCAAACCAGCTTTTCAGGTCATTGGCCGCCTTGGCGGTGATCGCCGGCAACACCTCGCCGTCCAGCCAGTCCGCCATTTCCTTGTACCGGGACACATCGCCCCAGTGGACAAAGTCCTTTGCCGGCGGCTTCCACCGCAGCACGGGGATCTCATCATGCATACACGACTCGACCATCATCCGGGTGAGATAGGCACCGCCGCCCATGGCCGGGATGCACAGCAATTCCTCATCGGCGTCGTCACCGTAATAATCAAACAAGGATGTCCGCCAGCCCGCCTGATCCGTTTCACTCCAGGGCTTGCCCAGACGCAAACAGATTCTCTCATAAAGCCCTTGTTCCAGGGCGTCATCAATGGTTACCCGGTGCAGGCTGTAGGGTTTCTTCCCGGCCCGGACCATGTTGATCAGTTCGTTAAAGGGGTGGTCATCACCGTTGTGGGTGGATATGATCACCACCCGGCCGCCCCACATAAGCATGGCCATGGCCGCTTTAAGCAACCCGGCCAGGTCGTCATGGAAGGCCGCTTCGTCAATGACGATCTTGCCCTGTTTACCGCGAAGGTTGGCCGGCCGTGAGGACAGGGCCACGATTTTAAAGCCCGATGGAAACTTGATCCGGAATGCCTGAATGTCCTTTTTTTCCGCGCCTTCATCCGCCCAGATGAATGCCTCCACCTCGCCGGCGGCCTGGTTGTAAAACCGTGCCCACATGGCGCTATCGTCAATAAACTCCAGCGCCATGTCCTTGTTGTACCCGATGTAAAACACATCCATGCCGTTTTCGCTGGCCGCCAGCAGGGCGTCTTCACCGGCCTCGGCCCACGACAAACCAATGCGCCGGGATTTTTCCATCATCTTCACCGGGCTCAGGTCCGCGGCCCAGCGTTTCTGATAGGGCAGAAAAACGTCCGGACAGATACCCGGCGTTCTCAAATCGCGATTTTCCTTACCGGCCCAGCCTTTCATTTTGCAATCCCCAATATTTCAGCGCGTATTTTATTGGCCGCCGCATCGGACAGGCCTGCTTTCTTCGCGGATTTTTCAACGGTTTTAGCCGCATCCTCAAACGCCTGGCGCCGGATCGCTTTTTCCCGTTGTTCCCACTTCATCACCAGCGCCCCCAGCTTGGAGATCATGTCCACCTGGGTACTGGACAGGCTGCCCGCCGGTTGCTCTTCCAGGGCACCCAGCTCACGGTAATACAGGTTTAATATCCGCTGTACCCCGTCTTCTTTCTGGGCACGGCCTTTGTCCCACAGGTCTTGATCATCACCCGGCCGCCGGGTATCGGCTTTCCATGCAGACAGGGTCTGACGGGATACGCCCAGCGTGGCCTCGATATCCGTCAGGCTGGCCCCGTCGGAGTACATCCGCATGGCAACGTCATAGAGTTTTGCCCGGTCCCCTTTTACCGCCATCTTATGCCAGCTCCTTTTCCAGACGGGCAATGTCCAGGGAGATGGCTGTCATCTCTCCCCAGGCCATGACCAGGGCATCCATCTGACCGGCCATCAGCGGTACTTCCAGATCCGCCACAGGGGTCAGGGCCGTGTTCAGCCCTTCCCGGATCAGCCGGCAATGGCCCTCGATGCGCAGCTTGAGGCTTGCTGCAGCCTGTTTCTTTTCCGCCAGTTTGCCGCGCATGGCGGCCCGTTCCAGGATCATAAGCCTCCGGTCTCCTTCCTTATCAGGGGGCAGAACTTGTTGCCCTTAATGGTCTCCGCCAGGGTGGTCTGGGCCTGGGTATTCAGGGAGATCACCGAAATGGTTTCGCTGTAAAGATGTTCCAGGCGGCTGCATGTGGCGCTGTAATCATCCACCAGGCGGGCGTTGTTTTCATACAGATGCCGGATCTTGCCCACATCCTCCCGGTATTGTGCCAGCGTCAGGGCCAGGGCTTTCTCCCGCTCTGCGATTTCGTCCCGACGCAGCTCCTCTTTGCGCTGATCCCGTTTGTTGTCGAAATGCCAGATAATGAAGACCATCCCGGGTAATCCGAGTATTTGCATAATGGCCGTTGCCAGGTCCATAGATATCGCGTCCATCTATTTCTCCGAGGTCTGTTTAGGTTGAAGGTTGAAGGCTGAAGGCTGTTAGCGGTAAGCTGTTAGCTAAAAGCTAATTGCTAATCACCAATGCCGAGTTGCCGGTTCAGCTCATCCCGGCGGGCCTTTTGCTCTGAAATGTACTCCGAAATCGTATCAGGCGTAATGGTGACGCCCGTCCTGGCCCGCACCGTCTCGATAATGTCGCAGATCATATTGATGCCGATGGCCACCGCTGTAACCTCATTCATGATTCACTCCTGTAATTTAGCTTGTCTGTTATTCCCTCTATTGGGCGATCGGTTATCTGGCGACCAACAAGGTTATTTGACGGATATAATCCGTAAAGCTGGACCTTTGGGCGGCTGACACACCGCCCAGGGCGTCCCAGTCATTGAGTATTTTATTGGCCTCCCGGAAATAATGGATGATTTTATCATTCAGAGCAGGGTCCGATTTAACGATCGTTGCCTGATATGGCAGGTAAATTTCAACGGCGGCAATATAGAGGTCCTGGGCGTCGGCATAGGCGGCCAGGGCAATTGTTTGAGGATCACCGGTTTGAGATGATATCTGCCCGGTGGCGGTTTGGGTCCCTGAGCAGCCCATCAGCCCGATACCGGCCGAGACCATAACGGCTATACAGAGACATAGAACCATGAGAAAGGGCTTTATTTTGCCGCTCTGGCTGCCCCCACGGGCCAATGTGATGGTCCCCTTAGTGACAAACCTCAAAAAGATGTTCCCCAGGGGGATGATACCGAGCAATGCCTGATAGATTGCATCCGGCACATCGATGCCGAAACCGGCCATGACCGAAATCACGGCCAGGAGAATAACGTTAAAATTAATGGTTTTGCTTTTGATTGCGGACTTGGTATCCATTTTGCCTCCTTAAAAGTTTGAGATAAAGACCCCGCGGGCGATGGCCAGGGCCAGCTCACACTGGTGGCCCGGGTCTTTTAGAAAATCCCGCGTGGTCGGGTTTGACAGGAATTCACACTCCACCAGCACCGCCGGCATCCGGGTATGTTTCAGCACATAAAAATCAGACTCGATAACACCCCGGTGGTAGTGGCCCGGGAATGCGGCCATCAGGCAGCCCTGGATATGCTCAGCCAGGGCGCGGCCTTTTTTGCTGCCCGGACAGATATGTACGCTCATGCCGCTAGCGGTAGTGGTGTGGAATGCATCGCAGTGGATCGATACAAACGCCCGGGCATCCAGGGTATTGGCTATCTTTACCCGATCGCGCAGGGTCACGGTGACGTCATCGCGCCTTGTCATCACCACCTGGCTGCCCATACTGGACAGGGCCTGGACCAGGTCATTGGCAATAGCCAGATTCAGATCATCTTCCTCGGTATAGCCCCATACGGCACCGCAATCTGCGCCACCGTGGCCGGGGTCGATCACAATATCGGTCAATTCTTTAATCATTCGGGGGTCCGTTCCTCGGTATCGGGTCATGGGTGTCGGGGGCCGTGGTTCAAGGGCCGCCCTCGCCCTGTCTGGGAACGTTATAGGAGGAAATATTCAGAGGTGCCAACCGAAGCACTACAGTAGTTTACTTCAACTTTTGTTTTTTGATATCGGCAGGATCGCCGGATAAAGATGGGGGGGGTGGTAGGGGCAGGCCTGCCCGGTTAGAAGAGTTTTAATTGTTCGTAACGGGTTTTCCCAGCCCCGGTGGGGGCATCGTCATCATCGCCGGACACGATCACCCGTATCCAGCGTTCCGTGAGATTGTATTTAGCGGCCAGCGCCCTGAAGTTCCCACCATTAAACGCTTCCCGGATTTCCCTGTTTCTGGCGGGGATCCCCAGCCGGGCGGGCATCGGGATATACACCCGGTCCCCGCCGAATCGCTCAGACAGGGCCATAAGGGCGTCCAGCCCGATGATATCGGCGAGCTGCCGGCAATCTTCCGGCAGATCGTCAATATCAATATGGTCAATTACATGCGGCATATTTTCAGACTGTGTCCTTCACTATTGAAAATTGAATAGTGAGAAGTGAAAAGTTGTGGTATCGCTTCGCTCTGCCTGAACTTCTCACTTTTCGGTTTTCACTTTTCACTTTTTTTCAGCACCCGGCGATATCCAGCGGCACCGATACCCAGGCCCCGGAGGCGACTTTCGCGGAAAATTTGACATAGGTCCGGGCGCCCACAATCACCATGGATTCGGCGATGATGTCCATGGCCTTGGTCCATTCTTTATCCCGTATCTTGAGCTTGCGCAGGGACAGCACCCGGTCCCGGTCGATATTGCCCTTTTTGTCCACTTTGAATGCTTCGTCGATGAGCAGCATGATCTTGTCGTTGGCCCCGTCGGACCATCGCCGGATGCAGTCATCGATGATGGTTTTGGCCAGGGCCAGCCGTTCATCAAATTCGATGTGCTTGGCCACGCGCACCTCAAGTTTAATGTTGTTGGAAAAGTTGGTGAGCTGCTTATTACCCTCTTTATTGCGGCCGTTGACCTGGTAGTGATCTGCTATGTATTGCAGGTAGCCTTCCACATCGGCCAGGACCAGGGCGCGGAACGCTACGAGCTCGGCGCTGATCTTCCGGGCGCGTTTGGTTAATTTTTCCACCAGGGCGTCCCGGCGTTTATCCACGGGTTTGACGTATTTTGGCGGAATGGCGCATCCGGCGGAATCGATCCAGTGGCCGTCTTTTGTTTTCATTGTCATTTTTATCTCCTTTTTTAGGTTGATTAGGCTCTACTTCAGCCTTCTACCTTAATGGGTATTAGCCATCAGGTCGGCAAACCAGTATTTGTCCACCTTGCGCAGGTCGATCATGTGTACATTTTCAATAATCCAGTCCCGGGCATGGTTGCTCCGGATCAAGAATGCATTACCGCCCTGCTGGGGGGTGCGGTTCTGCTGACGCCGGATGGCCTTTAACTGCCCTGCTTTGATCGCATTGGTGACAAAATGGATATCCTCTCCCAGGCACATGGCCAGGGATGTGGCGCTCTGGCCATCACCCACAAAGTCCTGCAGGTAGCGCATCCGCTTGCGCTTTAAAACAATGCCCACCAGGGACCGGCTATACCCGGCCGCCTTCAGCTTACGGAGGGCCACTTCCGGGCAGTGGTGGGCGCTAGTCCTCAAGATATGTAATTCTTTTTCAGACCAGTTCGGCTCTTTTTTCTGCTTTGCCGACCACCCCTGTTCCTGGGCATAGCGGGTGATCTTCCAGCGGGGCAGGCCCTTTTTTTGAGCAAATAATTGGACCGCCCCGCTACTGCCGGACTTGGTCTGGTACAGGTGTTTAATGGCGTCATGCAGCTCAGGTGTGATCACCGGCCACCGCCTGGGCTTTTTTGCCGGTCTGGGCGGCTCGTAATCCCAGGG